TTAACAATACATTCACGTACATTCATTTTCATTCACGCACAGGAGATAGGAAACCGTGCCCCGTGGTTGGTGGTGTGGATAAAGGTGTTGATAATGTGGATAACTTATCCCAGATAATCAGTTAATTTGTTTATCGTGTCCGTTAACTTTTTGTTTGTTTCATGTTCCTTTTCAAAAAGTCCTTTCCAGTAGTCACATTCACTTTTTAATTTATCAAATTCCGTCAAGCACTCTTCTGGTTCATTCATTATTTTTCTTGAATCTTCATTAGCCTTTACAAGCCCTATCATTTCTAACGCCTTGAAAAAATCATTGTCAAACCACTCCATTTTGTTACCTCCTTATTTGATATAATCATTATAGTGTATTTAAAGTAATAAAGCAATACCTTTTTCACATTTCATTTTTACCTCCATGCTTACAAAACGCACATTGCCTATCTTATAATTATTGGCTAACCATTTTAATTGTGTGATATTTTTAGAATGTGTGAGTAAAGTATTTTCTTTATGGTCGTCAATAGTAAGAGCATATTTTAATTTACAAGACGGGTCAACTTTATCACTTATGTATATAACGCCATTTCTAAAATCGCTATAGACACCGTAGTTATTGCCGTTATATTCAATAGTAAAATTGTATCTTGCGGAAGTTTGCATTTTTTCTATAAACGAATAGTTGTCATAAACATAGTTACCGTCTTTTGCATATTTTCCGTAGTCTGTACCGTTTAACATTCGTAAAAATTTAGATTTTTCTTTCTTTTCTTTCAAACCGCTAGAACCTATTGCATATTGAAATAAAACATTTTCACTTGTCCAAATACCGCCCTTTTCTATCGGTGGGATATTAAAAGCGGGGTGCAAGTGATAGGGATTGTGAAATTTGGTGTTATTCCCTAACATAAATACAATAACCCTATCTTCTTCCCTGTCTATTGTATGATATATAGACAGCAATAAATCGGGTTCTTTCCAACCGTTAACATATGAAATAGCCTGTTTTTCTTCTAGCATATATTCATCAAAAATCATGTATTTAACACGTGGGAAACTTCTTTTCTTAATTTTGATCGCTTCACTCAATGCTATACAATAACCTAATTGTTTCTTTTCTGTTATATCACTTTCGGGGTGTTCTATACACAAAAGCATATCTTCATTAGTAAATTCGAAAGTATAATCTTTAAACTCGTTTGCAATAACTTTTTGATATGCCTCTTCTAATACACCGTGTTTCTTTTCGTCCTGTGTTCGTACAATATACACAAATTCAGAACCCCTTTCTATGCACTTATCAAGAGTAAACATTTGGCAAGTATATGTTTTACCTAGAGAACGTTCACCGTTAATAAGATTAAAATTTCTTTGGTATGGTAATATATCATATATGTTCCAATGTATACCGTCATAAACGTACACTTTTCTAACCTCCTTAAAATAAAGTAAGACACACATTGTTCAAAACGTAGGTGTCAACCCGTTCACCGCGGGACGGTTTCACCCGTTGACTTCCCACTAGTGCCGTTAAGATTAACAAATGTATGCCTTACATTTGTTATTATATCATGGTTTTATTGTAAAGTCAATATCTTTTAAAACAATCCCGCCTTGAACGTGTGTAAATTGTAACTTACCCTCAAAACTTGAACCCGCAATAAAATTATTCCATGTAACGTTCTTATAGCAACGTGACGGCATACCCGCACACGTTATATTTAATTCGCCGTCAATTTCTTCTATATAGGTTTTTTGCCTTACAAAACGTGCCCTTGTGAATGTGCTTTCGTGTTTCCATGCACCTAATTTTACAGGGTCAACTTCAAGCCCTTTTGGTATTTCCGTGCCAATTAAATGTAAACTATCAGTATCGGCATAAAGGAATCTATCATATACTTTTTGTGCACTAGTAATTGTTTTGTGTCTAGCCCATGCCGTTATAAAAGTACCTACGGGGATATAAATCGGGTTGCGTGTTTCTTTATCTCCTAATGTGTATTTTATTAAACCGTTATCGTAGTAAGGTATTTTTGATTGCACGTTAGGATTCAAAGCAAATTTACCATATAGTGCGTTAAGCATAAGTTTAGCAAGTGTACGCATAGCCTTATTACCGTTCAATGTACTTTCCATTTTTACCGCGTTCCATTTGTCTATATATTCTTTAAATAGACCCGTTGTGCTTTTGAATTTCCACCCGCTATGATACGTTATATTATATACGTGGTAATGTTCAAAAAATAGATCAAGGTCAACAGACGTTAAACACATTGTAACTTCTTCATCTTCACTAGATGAAAGATAAGCCGTAGGCATAAAGGAAAGGTTATTTTTTAATTGTATTGTAGGTATGTAATTTTCTTTCAATTCAAATTGACAAGTAAACATTTGCACATATAAATTATACAATTTATCGGGTTCATATTTACCCTCAAAAAATATACCCTCCCCGTATGGTAACGGTCGATCATACATAACAGCCGGATAAAGGCTATTTACGTCTAATACAATTCCCTCGCCTATATCTTGCCCTTGTCTTCTAGGGTCACAATATGTAAACCCTCCCTTGTAACTTTGCCGAACGTCAAAATCATAATCGGGTATTGGAAACCATTTGCTAAAGTTCTTTTTGCCTACAATTTTCTTATAGTCATACAGGGCGTTACTTCCTTGCGTCATTTGGCGTAAGTCTTGATTGAATAATGTCAATAAAGCCCTTGACATAATTTCAACGTCATTCCTTAAATAATCTATTTCTTGTTGTGTTAAAATATGACCTATTTCTCTTTTCTCCTCATAATCTATTTCTAGTTTGGATATAGGTAAATTGAAACCTTTTGCTATTGCTTCAACGCTAAATGGTAGAATCTTTAATGAATCGTATATTGTTATTTTTTCTGTTTTGTATTCGTTTTTATTAAAACAAATTTCTAACGAATAAAATTGACCCTTATCAGATATTAGCGTTGTAAACGTTTTTGTTTTTAATTTTTTCCTATCTGTAACATGCTTATAACCATGTTCAAACAAATAACACAATATAAATTCGCCGTCAAATTTTAAATTGTGAAAATAAAAAGTTGAACCTGTGTTATTTTTAGCAAATTCAATAAACCATTCTAAACTATTACCGTATTTGAAACTATGCGTTTCATCAATACTACATATCCCACAAGCCCATACGCGACAGTCTAGGGGGTCTGTTGTTGTTTCAAAATCCGCAGTAAAAAGCATAATTTTTTAATGTCCCCTTTTATTACATTTTACGCGTAGCCGTTACTTTCAAAATGTTCTATTATAGATTCAATCTTTAAATCAACCTCTATTGGGTCGTAAATAAAATCTAATTGTAGAACAGGATCATTATAAAAAAGGTCTGTGAACTCGTCGGGGGGTATGTTTTCTACAATTCCTATTATATCATTACCTTTTGTGCCAAATACGTTATAAAGCCCTTTGATATAATTTTCTTTGTATCTTTCCATTTTTTCATAACTATAATTGCTTTTAACCTGTTTTTCTACTGTTTCAATAAATTTATCCCATTCTTGCGGGCGTATTTTATCAATATTATATTTTTTGGGATTTAGGTTGTTTGCTTGAATACTTCCCATTGTACCTTTGTACGTTGATACATTAGCCCTTTTCCTTTCAATCGTTCTTTGCCTGTTAATCTGTGCAACTTTATAGCCTATTTCTCTTCTTTCCCATGTTGTAGTTTTAATACCGCTTTTACTTGTATACGGTTTTTCAGCACCCCTTTTTAAGAAACGTGAAAGACTATTAACTTCACGGTTGAAGTCTTTACGTGATCCAATCTTCTCCGTCAATTCTTTAACCGTTATTTTTTCGGGTAAATACGGTGCAAATTCGGGGTGCTTTTTTAGCGTTCGTGTTATTTTGGCGTTGAACTGTCTAACTGTTTTAGATATTTTTTCTCTATCAGATTTACGCCATCTAATATCATATTGTTTAGGCATTTATAAAAATCTCCTTTATAAGAAACTAGAAAACCACGCGTTTCTATCTTATTATATAAAACAAGGTCATAAAGTTCATTATTATATACCCATAATTTAAAGCGTTTATATAGTGAATAAACCAATACTTCCCTGTTTTCCTTGAGTTGTTCGTTAAACTTTTCAAGGTGGTTATTACTACTAAAATAAAATGTTATACCATTCAAGGTAGTTTTGTACGGCGATTTTATTAAATCATAAACAATTCCGTTCCTTGTCATACTCATAATTGAAAATAGCGGGCGAACTATAAGTCCGCCCGCTTTCCTCCTTATTTATTCTATTTAACCATATTGAAAGTAAGTAACTTTCTATCGCCCTTTGTAATCTGAACGACCTGTAATTTAACGGGCTTTTTCCATGTTGTCGGACTTCCTTTGATTGCAAAAATCTTTTTCAGTGCACTAAACACGCCTAAAGAAACCGCCTGATAACCTACTCCGTCCGTATCGATCAATACAATTCTAGGACACATATTTGTTTCGCCTGTTTCGCGATTCACACACGTTACTACTTCACAAAACACGTGTTTGACATTGATTGTCATATTGATACAATCGCCAATTCTTTTATCGGGGTTGTTCATTGCGTTAAACAACACTATTTCTTCATCTTCATTTTTTGGAACCATAGAACAAAACTGTGTTTTGCGTTCTGCTGTTAAATCCATAATGAAACGCTCATCTTCGTCCATAACCGCAAGTGCTGTGTTTCCCTCTGCCTGTGTGTTATCAAATGGTGTCATTCCTTTTACATTTTCAAATTCGCTCATTTTTATTGCTCTCCTTAAAATTTTAATCCCCGTATATGTCCGTTAGGTCAGACTTTAATGTTCACGTGAAACATTATTCTTCTGAATCGTCCTCGTCCTTTTCGTTTCCGCTGATAACTTCCGCTAATTCCATGAATTTTTCAAACGGCAATCCATAAGTTACTTTTTTCGTGTCAATTCCTGTAATAACATAGTTACTATTTTTCCCATACTTTTTACGTACTAACTTTAAAGCCTTGTCGTTGTTCATTGTAACATTGCTGATAGAAATAGGCTCTAATGATGTTGTTGCAATTTTGCCGTTTTCCATAGTTACGGTTGCACTGTTGATTGTGTGTGTTTCAATCGTTCTTGTTACTTTCTTCATTTTTGTTTACCTCATCTTTTCAAATTTTGTCAAGTCATGCTTTCTACTCTTATCCATTCGTGAAAGAACCTTTTTCATTATACACATGTCATACTTTGCTGTTTTTCATGCGTCCGTTGTTCTGAAACGCTTTTATGTTTTACTTGCATTTCTTAACTGTCTTTATTATATCAGATAGTTGCAGAAAATGCAAGCATTTTTTACAATTTTCTTCAAAATATTTTTTTCTTGATTGAAGTGTGATATAATATAGGAAAGAAAGGAGGGTTGTTCATGGATTGGAATGTAGTAATACAGGCGGTTTCAACTTTTGGTTTTCCTATTGTTATGTGCGGCGTAATGGGCTACTACGTTAAGTACATAACCGATAAGCACAGAGAAGAAGTCGGCAAATTAAACGAACAGCATAATCAGGAAATACTTGATATTGTTAAAGCTGTTGACAACAACACAATAGCTTTAACAAAATTATGTGAAAAAATGGATAAGGAGGCTTGAAATTATGGCTAGTGCTAATGATATTGTAAATCAAGCCCGGGCGTGGTTGGGCAGAAATGAAGCGGACGGAAGTTTTAAAGAAATAATTGACGTATATAACAGTCACAAACCACTTGCCCGTGGTTATGCCGTAAAATATACTGATGAATGGTGTTCAACTTTTGTAAGTGCTGTTTCTATCAAATGCGGGGCAACTTCAATACTTCCTACTGAATGTGGTTGTGAAAAACATATTGAATTGTTTAAGTCTTTAGGTTCATGGATTGAAGATGAAAGCATTACACCTAAAGTGGGTGACGTTATTTTTTATGACTGGGATGATAACGGCGTAGGTGATAACAAAGGATATGCCGACCATGTGGGAATTGTTGAAAGTGTTTCAGATGGGGTTATTACGGTGATTGAGGGTAACAATAGTTCAGCGGTTCGCCGTAGAACAATAGCGGTTAATGGACGTTACATTCGTAATGGACGTTATATTCGTGGATATGGCAGACCTAAATACACAGGCGAAACAAACTCGCCAACACAGAACATTGACACAATCGCTAAAGAAGTTATTGCGGGTAAATGGGGCAACGGTGAAGATAGAAAAAACAATCTAACAAATGCGGGTTATAATTATGCAGAAGTTCAGAACCGTGTTAATGCTATTCTTAATGGTAGCGGAAACGTTGGCAAGAAAAGCAATGAAGAAATTGCACGTGAAGTTATTCGCGGTGATTGGGGAAACGGTGATGACCGTAAAAATCGCCTTACCGCAAACGGTTACGATTATTACACCATTCAATCAGTCGTTAATAACCTATTGTAATGTTTCACGTGAAACATTTGAAGAAAAGGAGGGTCTAAAAAATGGCATGGATAGGTGGAAATCATTATCTTTCACAATCAGAAATGGAAAATAATGCTACTATTATATGGAATTATTTAGGCTCAAAGGGTTGGACACTTAACGCCGTTTCTGCTTTATTAGGAAATATGCAAAGCGAAAGCACAATAAACCCTAATATATGGGAATCGTTAACGGTTGATTACTCACGGGGCTACGGTTTAGTGCAATGGACACCCGCAACCAAATATATTGATTGGGCGGGTAGTGATTGGGAAAATGGTGACAGGGAACTTGATAGAATTATTTATGAATCAGAAAATGCTTTACAATGGTTTTCCAATCCAAATGCCCCTATTATCGATCCTCCTATTTCATTTAAAGAATTTACCACCTCTAATGAAGAGGTGGGAATTTTAGCAAATTATTTTTTGTGGTATTATGAACACCCCGCCGTAACAATTCAGCCTAACAGGTCAGAGCAGGCAATAGCATGGTTTAATTTTTTAGGCGGTGAAGTTTGCCCCGTTGTTGTACCTCGTTTAAATTCAGATGGTATGTTAAACAATCCTTATTGGTATTCTTTAAACCCTTTTTATCAGTCGGGTTATGGTTTACCTAATTGCACGTGCTATGCATGGGGTAGGCGATATGAAATAACAGGAAAAGCCCCCGATACAAGTTTAGGAAACGCTGACACATGGTTTGATTATGCCGTTTCTCATGGGCAAAAAACAGGGCAAAGCCCAAAAGCGGGCAGTATAATGGTATGGAAATACACAGGTTCACACGCTAATGACGGCGGACATGTTGCAATTGTTGAAGAAGTAGACGGCGAAACGGTTGTTACTAGTAATAGTGCATATGGGGGTACTTATTTTTATACACAAACCTTATCCCCGCCTTATGAATGGGCTTCATATACACAATTTCAAGGATTTATTTATTTAGATTGTAGTATAGTACCCCCTAAACCATCAGTTAAAAAAGGTAAATTGCCAATTTGGGCATATTGCAGACTATTTTAAGAAAGGAGTTGTTTACTTGGCAATTTTAACAAAAACAGGCATGAATAAAATTTTACGTCGAATCATGGAAACGGGAGGTTTAACGCCCGACATGGAGGAAGATATTCAGCGTCTACGTGATGATTTTGACGAGCGTGAAAGTATTTTAAAAAAATACGGTGAAACGTATGACGGCGAAGATGCGGACGAATACGAATACACAGGACGCGACACGGAAGATATTTACACACCAAAAGAGGAAGAATGGCGTACAAAATACGAGGAAATGAAAGCTCGTTATCTTGACCGCTTTTTTGGTGTCGTAGACATTGACAAAAATTTTGAGGAAATATTGAACGAAACACGCGAAGATGTAGAACGTGACGGCGAACCGCAGACGTTTGATGAGCTACTTGAACGTGTTGAGGGCTAAACAAATTTTAAAAAGGAGGAATAAAAAATGCCTACAATCCCTAAAAAGACTAAAAGCCTTAGTGAAATGAATAGTGCGGATATTCTTAATGTTACACGCTCTGAAATCGGTGGCACTTATGCTGACCAAATTCCCGCAGTTGTAAAAGTTGGTGACACATTGCCAAATGGAAGAACTGCAACACAGGCGGACTCTATCGCGTCATTGCGTGGAATCGGTGAAATTATGATGACTTATCAACCTTTACAAAATGCTTTCTTGACAGCACTTGTAAACCGTATCGGGCGTGTAATCATCACAAGTAGACTTTATGAAAACCCGTGGGCGAGTTTCAAGAAAGGTTTACTTGAATACGGTGAAACCATTGAGGAAATTTTTGTCAACCTGGCTAAACCGTATCAGTACGACCCTACCGTAGCAGAAAGCGAAGTTTTCAAACGTAGGATTCCAGACGTTCGTGCGTCTTTCCATAGCATGAACTATCAGAAATACTACCCTACAACCGTTTCTAACGATCAGTTAAGACAAGCGTTTCTATCGTGGCAAGGAATTACAGACCTTATCGGAAGGATTATTGAGCAAGTGTACACGGGGGCTAATTATGATGAATTTCTTGTGATGAAATACATGATTGCACAGGCGGCACTTAAAGGGGAAATTTACCCTGTAAATGTACCCGCAGTAACCGCCGAAAATGCACGTAGTGTAACAACAACTATGGTAGCACAGGCAAGAAAACTTTCGTATATGTCAAGTAAGTACAATCTTGCGGGCGTTAAAACATATACAGACCCTAACTTTTTGCATATGATACTAACAACGGATATTGAAAGTATTTTCGACATTGAAGTTTTGGCGTTGTCTTTCAATATGAATAAGGCTGAACTTATTGGGCGTCAGATTGGCGTTGACGGTTTCGGTATTATTGACGATGAAAGACTCGCGGAGATTTTCGCAGATGATCCGTATACAAGTTATGCGCCTTTCACAGATGAACAGAAAACAGCACTTTCTTCAATTGCGGGGCTAATGGTTGATGAATCGTGGTTTATGATTTTTGACAACTATTACAACATGACAGAAATTTACAACCCACAGGGCTTGTATTGGAATTACTTCTACCATGTGTGGAAAACCTTTTCTATAAGCCCGTTCAGTAATGCGGTTTTATTTACAACAGAAACGCCCGCAATTACTAAAGTCACAGTTTCGCCCTCTACGGTGACAGTTGCGAAAGGTGCAACGACACAGTTTAGTGCGGTAGTTGTAAATACAGGTTTTGCACCAAAAGACGTTATTTGGACGGTGACAGGAACGGAAGGCGTTACAAGCTCTATTGACGTTAACGGGCTTTTAACTGTATCGGGCACGGAATCGAACACAACACTAACGGTTACGGCTACAAGCGTGTTTGACGGATCAAAGAAAGGAACGGCAACAGTACAGGTGTAAGGAGGGTTAAACATGAATGTAATACCAATGACACCTATCACAAGTGTAAAGGTATGTAAAAATGTCCCTCTTGATTCTACTTATAAGGACACGTTAGATTTTTCTAGCGTGTCCGCACAGGTAGCATATTTTACAGGTAAAGCAAAGTACACTTTTACCAACCTTACACCCGTAAGGCTTCAAAACGCTTTGAGGTTGCCCGTTAACGCTGATAGTCTTTATGATTGTAATTATGTTATGTTTCAAAACTCTAATTTTGCTAATAAATGGTTTTATGCGTTTATCAAAGATATTCATTTTATCAATGTGAATATGAGTGAAATTGAAATTGAACTTGATGTAATACAAACATGGTGGTTTGACATATCGATAAAACCGTCATTTGTTGAAAGGGAACATATAAACAATGACGCTATCGGAAATAATTTGATTGCTGAAAACCTTGAATTAGGCGATTATATAGCAAGAGATTTTGACGGTACGAATATTTTAGGCGGTTCTTCAATCGTAGTGGCGGCTACAACAGATAGTGAGGGTACAAAAGTAACAGGCGGTACTTATTGCGGTATTTATAGCGGGTTATATTATAGCGTGTTTAGTGATTATAGTGGAGTCAATGCAATGATCGAAACGTTGACTAAAGCTAATAAAAGTGACGCTATTGTGGCAATCTTTCAAATGCCAACGGCTATGATTGGTGAAATAGGTGGCAGTGCAAAAATTTACGATATTAGCAAAGATAAAAACTTTTCAGATATTGACGGTTATACACCACGAAACAACAAGTTATTTACACATCCGTTTAATTTTCTGTATGTAACAAACCTTAACGGAAACGGTGCAGAATTTCATTATGAATATTTTAGTGATAATTCTTGTACCTTTGTAATGGCGGGTGATATGTCGTGCAACCCTCAAATTTTTCTAGCCCCTACTAATTATAAAGGCGTTCCCGCTAACTATAATGAAAAAATGGTACTTGACGGTTATCCTCAATGTGCATACTCAACAGATTCATTTAAGGCATGGTTAGCACAAAACGGTGCAAGTACAGCGGTTAGTGTTTTAGGTAGTGCTTTTACAACGTCGGTAGGAGTTGCAACTCTAAACCCTATGGCAATAACGGGCGGGGCTTTAAGCATTGCGGGAACGCTTGCAAAAATTAGCGAAACAGCAAGTTTACCAAGACAGGCTCACGGCTCAACGGGATCGAGTGCTAGTTTTGCCGTTGGCATTAAAGACTTTGCTTTTATGCACATGACTATTAGAAGAGAATACGCCGAATTAATAGACGATTATTTTGACATGTATGGATATGCTACACATCAAGTAAAAGTTCCTAATATAACAGGTAGACCGTCATGGAATTATGTAAAAACTATTGATAGTAAAATTATTGGTAGTGCTCCTTTTGATGATATGTGCAAAATCCGTTCAATATTTGATAGCGGCGTTACTTTTTGGCACGGTGATTGGGTTGGAGATTATACCCGTATTAATAAGAATTAGAAAGGAGGTAGGAAAGCGTGAGTAAAAGTTTAAAAAGACGTTGGCAATCGGCAGAGTTGAACAACAAAACCTATAGTGATTATTATAATAGGTTAATGGAATTAGCCCTAAACGTCTTTGAGTGGGAAAATCTACCCCCTAGCGTTGATGAAAGATTTATTGAATTAACGCTCTATGAAATAGGCTATTGTCTGTATTTCAATGATGAAATTATAGGCAACCTTGCGTTAACTTGCACGATCGGCGGGCAACTTGACGTTTACCGTATACCTTTATTGCGTAGGGCTTATGCCGTAAATGGATACAACAAAATGTGTAGTGCGAAAGATAGCGTTTTGATATTTAATAATTATCTTCATACCCCTACACAATCAACTATAGAATTATTTGCACGTAGGCTTTATGAAATTGAAAGGGCTATTGATATAAATGTAAAAGCACAAAAGACACCAACACTTATTTTATCGAGCGAACAACAACGTTTAACAATGAAAAACTTATATATGCAGTATGACGGTAACGAGCCTTTTATATTTGGTGATAAAAACTTGGACATTGAGGGTATAAAAAGTTTAAAAACAGACGCACCTTTTGTGGCTGATAAGTTAGAAATTCTTAAACATCAAGTATGGAATGAAGCATTGACGTTTTGCGGTATTGAAAATAGCAATCAGGACAAAAAAGAAAGGCTTGTTAGTGATGAAGTTGGAAGTAATTACGGTAATATTGAAGCACAAAGAAATGTAATGCTTAACGCACGTAAACAAGCGGTTAAAAAAATAAATAGTATGTTCGGCACTAAAATTGATGTTCATTTTAGGTCTAATCTTACCACAATGGTAAATGTTGATAATGTTTCACGTGAAACATTAGATAATGAAGAGGGCACATATAATGAGTAAATACACGGTAGAAATAAAACGTTTAGTAGAATGGTATTCATGTTTTGCGTGTGATAAGCCAATGACTAAAAGAATTGAATTAAGTTTATCAAAAATTTTTGATTTTGACTACCCTTTATGGCGTGAAGATTATAAGCCCATTTTAGAAAAGAAAATAATCATGCATTATTTTAACAAAGAAATAGCGTTTGAAACTGTTACATTATGGAAATTTTATTTAGAAGAAAAACTGAATCTTATAATGCCATATTATAATAAATTATACGCTACAACTGTAAAAGACTATGATTATTTAACTAATGTTGATTTAAAAAGGGTTTTTAACGGATCAAAAAATGACGAAGAAAAGGCAACGTTAAATATTACAGGAGAAACAAGCGACAACGGAAATGAAACGTTCACAGGAAACGGTGAAAGCACATTAACGGGCAATAAAAATCAGTCTACTAAAAGTTTAAAAAGTGACTTGCCACAAGCCAATTATAATAATTTAGATTATGGCACAGAATTAACAGAGGGGGAACAAACAGGAACAGAAAACGAAAGTACAAATACCAGTAATCAAAGCACAACAGACAGAAATAATAAAACTAATATAAATCAAGATTCAATAAATAATTTGACAAAAAAACAAGACGAAAATAACATTGAAACTGAAACTGGTTCTAATGGTAATAAATCATTAACTGAATTATTGTTAGAATATAGAAACAGTCTTATAAACATAGATAATCTAATAATTGAAGAATTAAAAGATTTATTTATGCTTATATATTAAAGGAGATTATAAATTATGGATTGTAAAAAATCAGTATTTCCCCCAGTTTTACCCGAAGTTTATAATGAAGCTCTTTCATATGAAGAACAAATATGTTTATTATATGATTATGTAAAAAATTATAAACAAGATAATACGTATAATAATACGTTTATATTTAATGATACTAATGCTTTGGCAGACGCACAAATACCTAAAAAACTTATAAGGTCATATAGTTATGACGATATGGTTAGAGATATGGACATTCTTTGCACTAATTATCCAAAAATTAGACGAAAGTCTTTAGGCTTAAGTGTATTAGGTTTAAATTTATGGTGTCTTGAATACGGAACAGAAAACGCAACAAGACACTTATTTGTCTTTAATGGTTTTCACGGAAATGAAGCAACAGCTAGTATTGCACTTTCACAATTAGAGGTGCTTGTAAAAAATGAAGTTTATGGGGGTATTAACTTATGGAATGAAATATTGAATAATGATACTTGTATTCATGTTGTACCAATGGCTAACCCTGATGCGTGGCAACTAGGGCTTTATGGTTTTGATTATTTTCCAAATATGACAGAAGATCAAAAAACATTTATTGCAGGTTTCGTTGAGGATTATATAAGAAATTACGCAAAAGACGAAAAAGACGGCTCTAATTGGGACATTCCAACACGTGCAAACCTTGAAGAATATATTCGTTCATTAGGTGGTGACCCGTCTGCATCTTATGAAGCGTATGTTTTTAGACAAGAAGATTTGCACGTTTGGGAAGCAAATGTTAACGGCATAGATTTACATTATAATTGGTATACTGACAGCATGAAAAAAACTGTTGATTTAGCGTTAGAAAATATTAATCACGGACACCCTAACGCGTATGTTTACGGTGCACAAGGTTCAAGGGCTTATTTAGATGAAAATAATATTTATTATAACTATATTCGTTCATTTGAAAATGAAAATAGTTATTTTAACTTCTTAAATTATCACCAAAAAGGACCTACAAATATTTGGAATTATAGGCTTGAGGGTTTACAGAATAACAGAACTTTTGATTGCGGTAATAAACTTTGTGAACTTATGCAAGTTCCTTATTCCCCTTATGTCGGTAATCAATCAACGCCTATAGGGTTTACTGCATGGGGAGGTATAAACTTTAAAAATCCTTATACACTTTCTTTCACTATTGAGGTTGGTTGGTCTTATAACAAATTAAGGGGTGATTGGTGGAATGATTTACTAACAGGCGAGCCGCAAAGGTCACCTGTACCCGATTCACAATGGGAAAATATTTATATATCGAATAAAGCCGTTTACATTTGGTTTATAAGATATTATACATCTTTTCGTGATATTTGGAATAGACACCAATATTTAAGTGAATATAATATAAAGGATAAAATAACAGATGAAAGGTTTGCTATTCCTAGTATGTCTTTAATACGTTCACTTGCTAATAAAGTAGGCTCTATTTATAGCGGTCTTAATAATTTAGGATTAACAGCAACGGCAACTTTACAAGACGTATTAAATAAATTAAATTTTCAAGATTCATTAACAATGGGTGTAACATCATCATTAACTATAAGTAATGATTTACCGTTTTGGAGTTATTCAAAAACAGGTTATTTAGATATTTACCCAATGACACCATCATCAATGGTAATAGATTTTTATGTAAGGAAAACAAACTATCTTTACAGAAAGATTTATTATACAGACGGTTCTTTTACAGACTGGATAAACATGACACCAATAACAACAGATTATAAAAGTTTAGATGTCACAGACGGAATTCCTAACGCAACGATTGAACAATTAGCGTCTAAAGTCAATATTTATCAAACATTAATTATTGATTTAGACAAAAACAAAAATAATATAATAGGTATCCCGGAAGAAGTTGGAACAAATTACAGACTTGAAATTACTGGAAAGCGTCCAAATAACAGAATTACTATAACTGATATTCGAAGCGGTAATATTTATATAAATAATTATTCGCGTACAAATGGAACGGTTGGTAATTGGTACAAAATACAAGCTGTCCGTCTTTGATAAGGGGGTTATCGTTCCCCCCGTATGCTACAATAAAAACGGGTCACACACTACAATTTACTTTTAACAAAGGAGATTATAAATGATCGCTTTCACTTTGAAAGATGGAACTACAACAGTTTCAAAATATACAACAATTTCTAGTAGTGGTTTACTTTATATTGCATTAGGGCAAAATGAAGGCACTATATTAGTAGAAGCACAAGAAGATGAAGCAAAAGCAACAGCAACTATAACCGTTGAATCTTTACCGTTAACAGGCAATCCCGTTAATGTTTTAGCTGATAATTCAAAAAATGGAGAACGTCAATTAGGTGTTAAAGTTGGAGATTTAAGCGTTACGGATGGCACGTGGGAATTAGTAAAAACACACTCTACAACTATCGCCACAACAACAACTATTGATAACAACGGCTTATTAAAATGGACAACAGCACAAACTAGCGGTCAGATTGGGGCAAAATTTACTAAAGAAGACGTAAGTATAACTATTCCAATTGTATTTGCTAAAGGTAAAATCGTTATTTCACCGTCAACAGCAAC